CGACAACCGCCTCTGCGTCACCAATAACCTGAACGCAGATGACGTCTTCCTTGCCGGCCTGCGCCTCGACCAGTTGGGGCGCATTGTCTGCGGGAACGGCGTTGCCGCGGCGCGGCCGTATGTCTATGTCTCCGGACTCCCTACGGACAAGCGTGACGGGAGGTTGATCCGCCAGTACAACCAGACGCCGGCCCCGAGCGACCCATTTGTCGCCGGCGTTCGTGTTGGCCCGCTTGGAGGCGTGTATATGAATGTCGACGTCCCGTTGCCTCCGGAGAATGTTGTTGCTCCGGCCGTCACCGGCACCCCGTCGCCGTTCAATACGCTGACCTGCTCCACCGGTTCGTGGGATGGCGAAATCAACAGCATGTCATTCCAGTGGCAGCAAGACACCGTCGATATTCCTGGTGCAAATCAAAGTACCCTGTACGTTACCGAGGACATGGTTGGCGGCGTGATCCGTTGCTTTGCCTTAGCGACGAACAACGCAGGAACGACGAGCGCCATGTCAAACGAAGTAACGATCGTCCCATGATTTTTTTCTGTCGGTGGGCAACGCCGAACCCACTGACATGCTCTACTCTCGGCGAAACTTAAAAAGGAAAATTCACATGGCAGCATTGGACGCAGCGCAGGTTGAGGCGCTACAAAATTCAACACCGACCGACTGGGCAACACTCGACGCGCAACTGCGTGAGCGTAGCAACTGGGACGCCAACCGCTTCGCTGGCGACGATAAACTGCATGTGAAATTCTTCACCAAGGCCTATCGCAACGACGAGAAATCACTGGCAGCGAACCGTCCGATCTACGAGGACAAGGACTGCATCCAGATCATGGTGCCTGGGGACAAACACAACATCATCATCCGCCCCGTCTGGGATCAGGACTTGCAACGCTGGCCACAGAAGTGGGCGCAGTACAAGGCCGGCAAGGAACAGATCCAGACCGGCACCCCGTTGTCCCGTGCGCCGTTCATGACCGAGGGCGCCGTGGAAGAACTGGCCTACCTGAACATCCGCACGGTCGAGCAACTGGCGAACCTGTCCGATGGCAACATGCCGTTCATGGGCGCTGCCGAGTACAAGCGTATGGCGCAGGAGTTCCTGAAGAGGGCCGCCAGCACCGACGTCCTGCTCGAGCGTCTGGCCGAACTCGAGGCAAAATTGGCGGCGATGGAGTCCAAGAAGGAGCCTGACACAAAGCAGGATCCGACCAAGGGCCGCACCCGCTCCCTGCGTGAGCAGGTCGCGGAAGTAACGCAAGAAACGTAAGGAGAAGCAGGGATGGCAACCTACAACATGGTGGACAACGCGACCGTCAAGCAGGTCGCTGACAATGTCTGTTCGATGCTGTCCCTGCCGATCGTCCAAAGTCCTGCAGGGTCAAGCGACCCGAACATGGTTTTGATGATGACGGCCATGAACTTGGCGTCTGCGGAACTGCTCAACACCTACGAGTGGCCCACGCTGACCAAGATGGCCTCGATCATGGTCAAGGCGGCGTCTGCTGTACCGCCGCCCACTGGGCAGGCGATCGAGCAGGCCTACGACCTTCCTGGTGACTTCTTCCGGTTCATTGACCAGACCCAGTGGAATGGCGCCATGCGGTTCCCCGCGGTCGGGCCGGTGTCTCCGCAAGGCTGGATGACCTACATGGTCTTCCCTGTCTCGGCGAACTTCACCCTGACATGGCAGATTCGCCAGGGCCAAATCTGGTTCCTGAACCCGCCTCCAGACCCTGGTCAAGAGTTCAAGTTCATGTACCTGTCGCGGGCCTTGGTGCGAGACGCCACCGACCCGAACCGGTACTCCAACATCGCACGGGTGGATGGCGACATCTTCCAACTCGACGGCCTGCTGGTCGCCCTGCTGACCCGCGTCAAGTGGCTCGAGGCGAAGGGGTTCGACTCTTCGGCCGCGCTGCGCGACTTCCTTATCGCATTCGACTCCCGTGTCGGTGCCGAGAAGGGCGCCAACATCCTGAACCTCGCCGGCGCCCGCGGCGGGTATCCCTACATCGGCATCGGCAACCTGCCGGATGCCTCGCTCTACGGCATGAGGCAATGGTAAATGCCCATCCCTGCCGACTGGACAATAACCAAGACGCTTGAAGAAGTGCCGGCGACCAATGCCGGCACGGCCTATTCGTCTGCGCCTTTCGTCCGGTGGACGTACATCTGCACGGACGAGAATGACCAGTTCGTTTGCGCGTCTGGCTCTGAGCCTGACTGCGAGGCGCAGGCCCTGTCCATGTTCCAATCCCAGACACAGGTCACGGCCCCACCATGAGCCTCGTTCCATTCTCACATCCGCGCAAAAACGTGCCGAGACGGTCTTCGGCGACGATCACGCACAACGCCTATTCCTTCCCTGCCCCGAACAACGGGATCGATGTATCTCAGCCACTCCCTGGCGGCGATCCGACCAAGGCCATCCGGCTGGACAACCTGATCCCGCGGGTATTCGGTTGCATGATGCGCGGCGGGTACCGGAACTGGGTCATGAACCTGGGCGGCGAGGTTCGCACCCTGATGTCCTATCAGCCGGCCCACGACGCGCAGGGCGCCCAGTTCGCCGCTGCCGCGAATGGCCACGTCTATGACGTGACGGTGCACCAGGACAAGAACTTCGTGCCGACGCCGGTGTGGTCGGTCGATCCTATCGACATGGAGCGCCCTGGGCAGTTCGACTACACGAACTTCACCACCGGCGGCGACGTCCATTTCCTGTGCGTGGTCGGCAAGGGTGCTGGGTATCGCACCTGGAACGGCACGGCCTGGGAGGAGCATCTCGAAGGCACCGACCCTGGCGAAATCGAGGGGGTCGACCCCAAGAAGTTCGACTTCGTTATGCAGTGGAAGCGGCGCCTGTGGTTTATCGAAGCGAACTCCACGATCGCATGGTACCTGCCGGTCGATGTGATCGCGGGGAAGGTCACCCCATTCGACTTCGGCCCCCTGCTGCCGCACGGCGGATCGCTGGCCATGTTGCAGAACTGGACGGTGGACGGCGGCGAGGGCCTCGATGACAACCTGATCGTCATCTCGACCCAGGGCGACGTTTTGCTCTACAAGGGAACCGACCCAGACGAGGCGACCACCTTCTCGATGGTCGGCCGGTGGTTTATCGGCAAGGTGCCGGTCGGGCGCCGGTTCGCGACCCACGACTCGACCGTCCTCGCGATTCTGTCCGAGCGCGGTGTGGTCTTCCTGTCCGAGTTGCTGCGCGGTCAGGCCTTCTTCGACAACGCGATCGTCGCCAGAAACGTCAATGGCGAACTGGGCAGGGCGGTGATCACCAACGTCGACAGGTACTACTGGGAAGTGCGGTTCCTGCCCCATGAGCAGGGCATCATCATCAACGCCCCGCGCACATCGTTCGGCGATTCGCAGTGGTTCTTCGAGATCAACTCCAAGGCCTTCTGCAACCTGTTCGGCATGCCGATGCTGACGGTCGATACATTCAATTCCCGCACCTTCTTTGGCGACGAGTCTGGAAACGTGTGGCTGGGTTTTGATGGCGACTCTGACGGCAAGGTTGACGACGTCTGGGGCAAAGACCTCGAAGGTGCCGTGCTGACCACGTTCCAGCCGGTGAATGACGGCGCAAGGATCAAGCGGGCCTTGATGGTTCGCCCGAGTTTTACCGCCCCTGTCGCGCCGGCGGTGGTTGCGAAGATCAACCCGAACTGGAACCTCTCGATGCCGGTTTATTCGGCGCCATTCACCGGCCAGGGCGTGACCGAGTGGGACAAAGACAAGTGGGATCAGTGCGTCTGGAACGGCGAGGCGCAATCCTACGAAGCATGGGTCGGCGCCACCGGAACCCTGCGTTTTGCCGCCCTGGCGATGCGGGTCAAGGGATACGCCGGAACCACCTTTATCGGGTGGTCGGTTCTGGTTGAAAACGGAGGGATTCTGTAATGGTGGTCATGAGTCCGCAGGAAGCCTTGGTCGGTGCGTTGTGCGAAAAGATCGGCCTCGCGCCGTCGCCGCACATCCGCTGCATCGGCAGCATTTCCGAGGACGGCAAGATCCTGAAGGGCGTTGTCGGGTTCGACGGGTATAACGGCGCCAGCGTGATGATGCACGTCTATGGCGAAGGCAACTGGATTTCGCGTGACCTGCTGAAGATCGCATTCGACTACCCGTTCAATCACCTGAACTGCAACATGGTTCTTGGTCTTGTCCCGAGCGGCAACACGCAGGCGCTGAAGATGAACCGGCATCTCGGGTTCAAGGTTGAAACCGTTTTGGAAGGGGCGCATCCTGACGGTGCGTTGATTCTGATGGTGATGCGGCGCGAGGAGTGCCGCTGGCTTAAAATGAAACACAGGAATGCCGCCGAGAAGGCGCTGCACTAGGAGATACAGATGGGCAAGAAATCACAACCGGCCGCACCAGACTACACCGGCGCAGCAATGGCGCAGGCGCAGTCCAATCAGGACGCGCAGACCCGTGCCGACTGGACGAACCGCCCGAACATGGTCACCCCCTGGGGCGAGTCGCAATGGTCTTCAAAGGCCGGCGTTGATCCTGCCACCGGCAAGCCGATTACCGAATGGACGAACAACGTAACCCTTTCGGGTGATCAGCAGAAATCCCTTGATGACCAGATGGCGATCCAGAGCGGCCGCTCGGATCTCGCCAAGGGAATGATGGGGCGCCTTGGCGAGGCCACGGCAAAGCCGTTTGACTGGGACAACCTGCAGGCGCTGGCCGGCGTACCGGAGACTGGCGACGACTCGCGCAAGCGTGTGGAGCAGGGTCTGTTCGATCGCATGGCCCCGCAGCATGCCCA